ATACCTAATTGTAACTTAGGAGTTTCATAATCCCAAGCAAATTGATAGCATTCAGCATTTTCATCATCATAAGTCCCTATCATACTAAATGCGATTAACTTCCCTTGTTGATAATATCCATGAATGTCATTGTCTTCATATTCAGATTTGAATATTGGCATGACGCTATTAAACTTATGATGATTACAATATTTGTAATATATTTTATTAAGTTGTGTAGAACATGGCCAATGTATTATATCACCAAGAACCATACCGGCTTTTGTATTAATAAATATATTATAATCTGTTTTTTCTAAATTGATTCTGGCATATGAGTAACTCATTATTTTCTCCAAGTAACAACATCATCTAAATTTTCTTGGGTCCAATTTTTATAATAACCTTTTTCATTAAGTATATTACTTGCTGCAGTTAATTTACTTAACCTTTGTACTAATATTAAACTACAATGTCCAAAGTTCATTTTTGTACCATTAATAATCTCTACACTTTCAGGGTGGTCTTCTAAAGCAACCAAATCTTTTTTCATTGCCATACTATTCCATTCCATTACTTTATCATGGAACTCATCAGGGGTATAATTTTCTGTGGCTGTATATATACAAATGACCTCATGAAGGAGGCCACAATCTAATATCTTTTTTAATTCCAAATCAATATCATTTGTATTTACATATTTAACTTGCGCAGCTCTAGCATAGGGACAAGGTATTTGCCCATAGTCTTCATTATGAACTGAGACAAAGTCATCAATCCATTTTTCTATTAAGTCCCTCATAATATAAATTGGATTTATAAGAATTCATAGTAAGAATATTGAAATGTTACAACAGCAGTTAGATATTCTACATCAGTTATTGTAATATCAAATGGTAGAGATGCAAGGCTTGTTGGATAAGCGTCAATAAATTTTATTTGTTTGGTGACGTTATTAGCTGAGTTCATTATGGTTAAGGTTAAGTCCCTAACGTGATTAGTTGCTGTATGTTTTGTTTCAACATTAGCTTTTAACCAATCAAATATCTCTTTATAATTTAAGAGGTCTTCATCAATTAGATATGATACTTCAAATTGTCCAAATTCTAATTTATCTGAAACCATTGCAACATTTACTTGTTGCCAAGAAAGAGCTGCACCTGTACCAGTAACATCTGGCAGCATCATTGTTTGAATAGTAAACTCTGCACCAGAATAAGTCTGGCTATCCAGTGTTAATACAAATGATGATGGGTTTAAATAATTTGGCATATATGTATTTATACAAGAAAAAACCCGCCTTTCGACGGGTTTAGTTGTATTTCTACTAAGAAATTATAGAGCCAAAACTTTACGTTTTCTGTAGTATACGTTTGCTCCTGCACCAGCAGTAACAAATGGGTTGTCAGCCAAGCCATAACGGGTTTTTAATCCGATACGTGGTTGGAAGTCAGACTCACCAATTGTCTTCATCATGCTTAATGGTACGTATGGGCAATAGAACATTCCAGCGTCATAAGGGTTAGTACCTTTATAACCAACTGTGAAATAATCTACTGCAGCATAAGGGTCAATATAGACCTTTGTACGACCCATTAGAGTTCCAGCAAATAGTGAACCAGTAGCATCTGAATCGATGTTGTCACCACCTGAAATACCTAGGCCAGTATCCAATGCACCAGCAGCATTTAGAGCTGCGGCTACACCGTGAGATACGATAACCCAGTTACCCTTTCCTCTACGAGTTGAAACAGCAATTGTATTAGCTTCTTGTTCAATTGCATGAACTAGGCCTTTAAACTTCTCAACCATCCAACGACCATCAGTGTCAGCCGCTACGTCCATGCTCCAAGTACCAGCAGTGGCACCTAAAGTTGAAGTAACAGAGTTAACATTAATAGTACGGATGATTTCACGATTCATTTCAGCTAGAATCTCAGTTGACAAAATGTTTGCCAGCTCAGTTTCAGCAGAAAGACCATGTACCGCTTTAAGGTCTTGAGCTAATTCAATAGTGTACTCAGCTTTAAGAGCACGAGACTTTGCAGTCACAGTAGTCTTATCGATTGAGAACGCCATTTCAGCAATAGCATTACCAGTATTACCTAATGCTTCAGCCGCTCCTGTAGACAATCCCATTCCTGGAGTGTAGTCATCTACGGAGTCACCATCACCACTGTCACCCGCGAACGGGTCAGCAGATGCTGTAGCAGAACCAGAACTACCACCAGAGAAAGCTGTATTAGCTTCATCGAATAGTGCTTCAGTACCACCTTGTGTGCTATAACGGCTCTTCATAGCAAAGATTAGACCAGTTGGACCAGTCATTGGCTGAACGCCAACCAAATCGAATGCTAAAAGTGCTGGAGTAGCACGACGGACTAAGCTAATTAAGACAGGGTCCCAATTATCAACGCCACCGCCAGTTTTATTGGCAGCAACCTCAGTAATTTGAGCCTTTTCTTGAGCAAAAGCTTTTTCTTGGTTCTCAAGAACAACAGCAGTTACAGCACGTCTATGCGGGTCTGCAATTTTGCCGGCGTCTTGTGAATCAAGTACAGGAGCCCATTTTTCCTGTAGTTGTATTTGATTAATTTCTTCCATTTAAAATTCTCCTTCTTATGGATTAATTAAGTTCGCTTGATTGCGTCCAAGTATCTCTGCATTGTATCAGAAACTTCTTGGGTCTCTTGTGAATCCTCGGTAATTGCATCTACTTCATCAGTAGACTCAGCCGGGGTATCTTTGTTAAGGTAAGATTCCTTAATTGTAGCTACCTTAGTTGAAAATTGAGCATTGTCATCAGCTTCAACAGCTTCACACAACTCAGTCAATTTCGCAATTTCAGTTGCGGCCAAACCTTTACACGCTTCACGAATTATGTCTTGTCTTGCATAAGCTTTCACTTTCTCTGACAATTCAATATTCTTTTCAGTTGCATCATTTAACTGAGCTTTAGCATCTTTAGCTTCCTCGGATAGGTTATCCAAGATATCTCCTGCATCAGCAGGAACATTAATGTGATGCTCAGCAAATAACTGACCTAGTGATTGTATAAATGATTCAGTGATTTCAGACTTCAGAGAATGCTCAATAGCAACCTCATTGTCCTTCATCCAATTTTCGACAACATACGTTAAGTATCCATCTACTTTGTCAACCAAATCTTCTTTAATAGCTTCAACTTCACCAGCCAAATCGGATGAATAACGCTCTTCCAATTTTGCTGTTTCAGCATTAACTTTTGAATTTAATGCAGCTTCAAAGATAGTAGCAGCTTTCTCTTTAAAGCCTTCGGACAATGTGTCCTCGTCTTTAACTAGAGCATCGATGTCTTCCTTAAATTGGTCATCCTCAACCACATCACCTTCGCTTCCGTCGTCAGCTTTCACTTTCTTCTTCTTCAATGGTTTTGCTTTTGGTTCTACTTGGTCTTCCTTTTTAAGGTCTTCATCTTCCTTTTCTACTTTTTTAGCCTCATCTTTGGATTTTTTACTTTCCTTTTTAGAGTCCTTTTTACCTTCTACTTCTACATCTCCTTCGTCTTCATCCCCTGCATCATCCTCTTCTTCTTCCTCATCTTCAACTTTAGCTTTCGCTTTAGCTGTTTCTGCGGCTTCAAAGACTTTGTCAAGGTCCTCTTTTGACATTTCTGCCAAAGAAGCATTAATTGCTGTTACTGTACGAGCTGCTGTTAGAGGCGCTTCTGGAATATCTAATTCCTCAGCTTCTACTTGCGTATCCTCAACAATAACCTCATCTACAGTCTCATCAATTTTTTCGTCTTTAATTTCAGACATTGTATTCTCCTTTAGAGATTATAGTTTAGAGAGGAAATGCTCAAATCCTGCAGTTTGTTTCTCTTCTGAGAACTTCACTTTGGACTCTTTCACTTCTGTCTCACCTTTATCAATTGCTTGAGTTTTTATATAATGACCACTACCATCATCCTCCCAATTAACACCTTCCATAATGCCATTTACAAACGCATTAGGTGCTGATGGGTCTTGTACGATATCAATTGTGTTAAGCATGAAATCATCCCTAACATAATTAGCGCCATCTTTAAAATCCAAACTTCCCATACCACGACTTGACACTCCGAGTTGGACTCCGCCTTCAACCAAACCTTTAACAATTTGACCCATAGGGGTATCTAAAATAAGTGCCTTTCCCATCACATTATTACCATCCCATGCGAGCTCGGTAATTCTGTGAGAAACTTTATCCAAATTAATGGAAGGACCGTCCGGGTGATTAAGCTCACCTACCGCACGTCCTGTAATTACTTGTTCATTGACAAATTTGTCAACGGCAGATGTTAAGACTTCCCTGGTATAAATCCTACCATTCTTATTCTTATTTTCTGCTTGCATGAAAATACCTTCTAAAAAGGTACTCTTCTTACCATTCTTACCCTCTTGGATTGAATATCCAAGGGAATGGTCTGTATATTCTGCAATTAACTTCATTTATGCTCCCATTAATTTGATGAAATCTTTTAGTGCTGCTTCAGCAGCTTTTAAAGAACGATAACTATCCATCTTTATGCCATCAATATACAAATTAAATTTATTTGTAATGACTGCTGTAGTTTTCTTCTTTCTTCCAAGTTTGGTTAATTCCTTGGCTACCTTTTCACCTGGGGGTAATTTTAACTTAGCTTCTAATACTTCGTTAAATGATTCTTTAAACGTTAACATCTGTTGCTTCTTCCCCTTTTGGTGTCTCCACCGCAGGTTCTTCAACGGCCGGAGAATCGTCTGATGCTCCATACATCTTTGAAGCAACTTCTTGTTTATGTGTATCTAATGCGTCAATAAGTTTGTCTTGCATAATGCTATTAAAAACATTGTTACTTTTTTGCGCATCACCCTTTTTTATGTTATCAATTAAATTTCTTGTGCTCATAATTCTTGTATCTTATTTATAAAATTGTTTATTTCCAGTAAACTTTTTGTATACTTTATGTATTCCTTAAAGTTTATATTGGTGCATTCGACAAATCTGGATTAATATCACCTGGCTCCAGTGGGTCGTCTTTGTT